TGTTCATCTTGACCATCTTGCCTTTGGTTTTGCCTTTGATCTCAATGCCACCGCCTTTAGCCATGCTATGCATACGCTTCTCATGTCCTTTAACAGCCTTGGCAGCAACTTTCTTCATCATTGGTTTGTCTTTAGAAACGTCTGAATGGGCCATACCGCCTTTTTTCATACCAGCCTCAGCCATCTCATGTTTAATCATGGACTTAGGAGCGCCCTTTTTCTTCATAAAATCAACTTCTTTCTTAACCATCATCTTAGATTCTTTCATTTCTTTTCCTTTCAAAATTCCACCGTCTTTTTTACCAGCATACTTTTCTAAACTAAAATTTGGTAATTGCATCATCCCATGATTAGACCGTGGTTTGTTGAATTTACCTTTAGATGGATTAGTAGATCCACCAGTTCTAAACTTTTTACCTTTATCAGCTTCCATAAAATCTTCTCCAACAGATTTAGGAATGCCAACCTTTTTAGCAAACTTTGGGTTATTAGCCACAGCTGCCATTAGGTTGTGCTGTTTTTTGCTGACGCTAGGCATTTATTTTCCCTTGAATAAGCTGATCAATTTTGACTTCAAGCTTGTTAAAGCGTTGGTCAATATGAGCCATAATTTTGTCAATTTCTGCATTAGTGACGTTATCACGAGCTACCTCCTCACGGGTTTTATTTAATAGGATGTTAAGACGTGCCAGTTCAGAGGACTTTTCTCTTGCCCAAAGACCAACAAGAACTCCTGCTAATGTTAAGACAGCGTTCCATAGATATAACATTTCTTGGCTCATGTTTAGCACTTCCATCTTGCCAAAGAAGCTGCTTTACGAGTAGGTCTGCCTTTTTCATCTTTCATTGGTCCAGGCATTCCAGACATACGAGCGCAGAAAGACTTCTTGCGAGCGCCACCTTCTGGCTGTGGAGCCTTTAGATTCGAGCCAGTCGCTTTATTATATTTAGCACGACCCTTGGCGGTAAGCCCAGCACCCTTAGATACAGGCAGCTTTTCACCACGACCAATCGCAAGAGAGGGTCCTTTCTTTTTAGTAACCATTATGCGACATCCTTTTTGGAGTCAATAGGTCTAATAAGAGGATATAAATAGTCCTCACCAAATGATCCTTCAAACTCAGTAATGCCCATGTGATTTAACTTAATTGTAGGATCAATCCATACCTCATAGCCATGCTCAGTAGCACGGTCGCAGAACGTATAGTCCTCGCCTACATAGCCTTCTGGAGTGGATTTAAAGTCAAAGAATGAATAGCAAAACTTGTCTGGATGTCCGTTTTCTACTCGGTCATCATGGTACTTCCACTCAGGATGATTGTCTCTGAGGGTCTCAAATACTTCTCTACGAATCAACATAAAGGCGGTGGCGATGCGTTTAGCTTTAACTAAACCATAGGCATTCATATAAATACCGCCATCGGCATCTTGCTCTAATGTAGAAATGTAAGTTTTTTGTTTCTTACGGGCTACAGGAACACCGCCTACGATACCCTTCTTAGGATCTATATTCCAAGCCATTAAACGGAAAATGTCTTCTGCGTTGAAGTTGATGTCTGAATCAATAAACATTAGATCCGTGCAGTCTGAGGCTAAAAAATCTTTAGCTATTAAGTTTCTTACACGAGAAACTACGGAACACCCAGAAATGTTGCAGATCTGGATTTGTACTCCATGTTTAGGTGCTTCTACGCAAAACTGGGCTAATGAGATAGCTAGTTTTACAGAAACTTTAAAGTCGTAAGCGGGAAGACCAAGCATGATCTTCCTGCCTACTAAATTAAATGAACCTTGTGCTTGTACTGGTTCTGACATTTTTTATCCGTAAAAGACAACTACAGACGCTGTATTGCTTACAGTGCCGTGTAGATTAGTTTCAACCAAAATACCTTCGCCAGGAATAATGACGCTATATGCACCAGCATTTGCTACGGCTGGGGTATTTAGGGTCAAAAGAATATCTCCACTTGCTCCGTTATCTCTAAAGACAACAGAACCAGCGGTTGATCCTGGTACTACATAAAGGCTTTTAATACGGATACGCCCTAAATTGGCGGGAGTACCAGCATTATTAGTGACTTGTCCAGTCGCAGTTAGCGGTGCTGACGCTTGTACATCTGATTGCATTGCCATAATTAATCTCCTAAGATGTTAAGTGGGCTAGGGAAAACCCTAACCCGCCAGATTAATTATTAAAGGTCGTTTGGAACTGACCGCCATCAGAATTACGAACCACATATGTAGCAACCAAAACTGATGCACCTGAAGTAGATGTACCAGCTAAAGTAGCAGTAATGATAGCGTCTGTAGTTCCTACGTTAGCCATAAAAGCTGCCCCAGTAGTAGCAATAGTAAAGCTAGACACGCCCGCTGCGGATGGGTTTGTTAATCCAGAGGTAATAGTAGTAGCACCACTAGACAGGGTAATTGTTGGGGTTGTACCGCCAGCATAGCCTGTTGTAGTGATTAACTGAAAGCCTGTAATTAAAGCTCCAGCAGGAATTGTGAATACGTTTGTTGCTCCGTTGGCAAATCCTAAAGTAGCATTTTGAGCAACTACGGTGCAGCCTGTGTTGCGAATAGAACCAGCAGTAGTGCCAGTGGTGTTTTTAACAGTCCCTAATAACCAAGGACCTAGGTGTGTAGCGAAACCCATGAGGTTCTCCTTATATGCACATAAACCCATATCATCGGTGCATCGTCCCCTAGGCGGGCTGATATGGACAAATTAGTCCTAGTCTTGAAACAATCTTACTACAAATAAAAGAAAAAGGGGAGTTTTTGGCTCCCCTTTTTTAGCACATTAAGCGCCTTGTGAACCCCACATACCGAGGGGATCAGACCAGCCGAAGCTGTAACGCTCACGAGACTTGTAACGAACGTTACCAGTATCGAAGTCACCGTCCATGCTGTTGCTCAAAGGAGTACGAACAAAATGCTTCATACCATTTGGAACATCAGTACAGAGGAAGTAAGCATTTGGATCGGTCAGGTAGTTATTAACTGAATAACCTTCTGGGATCGAACCATTGTTTACTAAAGCGTTGATGTCGTTGTCAGTTGTACCAACACGCAATTGGGTTTCGAGCAAACGGGTTGCAACGAACTGTAGTGCGGGTGGAACAATTAACTTACGTGGTTTTGCAGCGATTAACAAACTACGCTCGTCTGTCCAAGCAGCGATCTGAATAACGGCAGCTTCCAAGGAAGTTTCGTTCAAATCAGCAGCGGTAGACTGAGTGTTGCTGTTAGTGCCACCAGAAACCAGTGGGTGTGATGTCGAGAACAAAGGTACACCGTCACCACCGTAATATTGGGCAGAGTTGGTGAAACCGTTGTTTAACACAGCAGCGGCTTTAACCTGTTTGGTATAAGCCATAGCACGAGCCAAAGCCTTGGTATAACGAGCGGATAAGCTGTCATACAAGTTGTCCTCGATTGCCTCTTCCGTTAGGGAGAAGCCAAGGGCGATGGTTTCGTGGTTGTAACGTGCTGTGAATGCCTCTTGTGCATTGTCATAAGCGATGGCAGAACCTTCGTTTTTGACTGGTGCAGCTGAGAAGCCAGACAGTTTGGTTTCTTCTTCAAACGAACGCTCAGAGGTCTCAGTTTCGTAGATCTCTTTGTGTTGTTCACCATATGTTGCATACTCCAAACCGAACAATGCGTTCAAGCCAGGGAGCAACTCTTTAAGTAGTTGGGCACGAGAAATAGCCATTTAATTGCTCCTTAAGCTGCTGTTGCGACAGGGGTTGCACTGTAATAGGTATGGACGCCAAAGTTAAACTTGACGATTACCTCAGTGAAAGAACCAGCGGCATTAACAGTCTCTGGAACACCCGCAATAATACGGAATGGCAGAGTTGTTACTGAATCGCTAGTAGCGTTACGTACACCTTCGTTTGAATCACCAGAAGTTGTAGAACCAGCGGTGGTAAAGATACCAACGTTGTTACCTACATCAGTCTGAACCAATCCGCCAATAGCGGTTGATGACGAGAGAACTGCTACTTTAAATAAAGCATCAGGATCGTCAGACACAAATGCAACGATATCCGAAGCAACAGTGCTTGCAGGATAGTATTGCTGTTGAAGGAGCTGCTTGGTAGTTGGGTTTGTGAACTGACAGCCCATGAAAATACCAACAGCATCGGTCGCAGAATCAGTGGTAGAAACACGACTCAAAGTACCGCCTGTGTTCAGACGCACGACATCACCAAAAAATATGGATGTGCCAGAGCCTGAGGCGATGGGAATTGAGCGAATTTGACCAGCAAATACCTGACCACCGATCAAATTGATCGGTCTGAACCCATAGGGTCCGTCTACGGTAGGATAAGCCATTTATAACTCCTAAATTAAAAATTAACCTTTTCCAAAAGTCACCGTGGATTTCTTCTCATTAAAGAGCGGCATCCTTGGGTCATTCTGGCGCATAAGATTATTGTCTACAGCGTCCATCTGACTTTCTGCTTGGATTCGGTAATGTTGATTACGTTGTCCAACAAACTCATCTGGAGTTTTGCATAACAATAAACCGCCAATCTCAATGTTGTCCTTAAAACGACTATTGGGATCAACTAGCAGTTGGAACTTCGGTTGCTCCTCTATCCGTACAGGTTCCCATCCTTCTCTGAGTTTGGCAGAGAGATTACGAGGGTCCGCAGTACCTAAAGTAGAAGTTCTGATCCAGCGGTAAGCAAATCCTGCCTGCTTGTCTGGTTCTGGCAACAATTCAGGCGGTTTCCACTGCTGGGGACGCATGTCTTGTTGACGGGTTTCTACTTCACGAGGTTTTCTGTTTTCAGCCATTTTGGGACTCCAGTTTAGTAAGTTCACGAGCGTATTGCTCTGGTGTTAGATTAAATTTCTTAGCCAGTTGTACTTGCGTTGGCGTAAGTTTGACTCTTTTTGGAGAGGTAGACCTAGTCGCTGGCGCAACTACCGTGCTCGGTTTACTAGTTTTTACAGAGGTTTTGGCCTCCGTCTCCGAAGAGTATTTGGTCTCTTCTGCGACCCCAAATTTCTCTGGGAATCTTTGACGCATTTCTGTGTCAATGACCTTGAAATAGTGGTCAGATCCTATCGGAACTCCTTCTCTTTCCAAGCGTCTATGAACACCCATCGCTAGGTAGCTCATGTCTTCATCAACCCCATACCAGCTGTTTTTGTCCAGCCAAGATTGGGTTTTTGAGTCCAATCTTTGAGGTTGTTGTTGTATTTGTACAGGAGTTTCTTCATTTTGTAAAGTGTCTTCTGCAAATTCTGGTTTGTACTGCTCCACCTGTTGGGATTCAAGCTGTACTTTGGTGAGCTTTTCTTGAGCTTCTACAAGACGATCTGAATCGCCAGAGTCATATGCGTTCTTGTATTCCGACTTAGCCTTTTCTAATTCATGGGCTATGTTTTCCTTGTACTTGGTGTGCAAGGTCTGCTCGCCAGCGCTTAATTTGGTTTTGAGTTTTTGATTTTCCGCAAGCAATTGCTGTGCTACACGGGCAGCCTCTTTAGCTTCTTTAGCTGAGTCTTCCCTTGCTCTGCGTTCATCGTTCCAAACCTTTTTAAGCTGTAAAAGTTTTTCCTTAGCTCTGCCAGTAAAGGCTTCTAGGTCATCGGTGTCAAGCTCTTCAACGATGTCCTTTGGCATTGGTGTTGCATTAACACGGTCTTCCTCTGGGGTATCGTCTTCGATAACTATTTCAAGCTCTTCCTCTTCGGTTTCCTTTTTTTCATGGGGAAACTGAAATTCTTCCATTTCTAATTCAGGCATTATTTTCTCCTTAAGGTCTGGTTATGCCACGGGGATCTTCGACTATTCCTTCTACAGAATCGTCATTGATGATCCTAAATTCACGTCCGTGGATCTTTAATCGTGTGCCAGAGTTTGGTCTGGCTAGGATAAAGTCACCAACTTTGCACCATGGCCCAGTAGGGAAACGGCTTTCGTCCTTGTAACAATCAGGACCCATTTTGACAACAAAAAACACCGTTGAAAGTACTTCTTCGTGACGCAGTGTGGTATCCGATTTGAGGATTCCGCTTTCGTAACTCTCTTCAATGTCTGGAATAGCGCACAAAATGCGGTATCCAGAGGGTTCGGGTAGTTGTTTTGCTTTTTCTTCTGCTGTTTGAGGCAGAGTTGTTACTGCGGATACGTCATCGGGATTTGAGCCGATTAGTATTTCAGTCATTAGATTTCTCCATTCGTTGTTTGAGGTCTGTTATTGCTAAACATGCGGACTCAAGA